GCTCATGTCCATGGGCGTCGACGTGGCCCGCGGCGGCAAGGACCAGACGGTCATCTCCAACCGCTACAAGAACGACCAGACCGAGCTCTGGTTCGATCGCCTGCGCATGCACCCGGGAGCCGAGACGCCGAACGGGCGCAAGGTGGCGGGCCTGGTGATCGGCGAGCACCGCGACCATGCCCCGATCCACATCGACGTGATCGGCGTGGGGGCGAGCCCCTACGACGTCCTGGCCGAGGCGAGCCAGCCCGTCTACGGCGTGAACGTGAGCGAGAAGGCGACCGCCCGCGACAAGAGCG